GGAGTGGATCATAAAATATATATCACTAAAGATTCAAGAGCAGACTTAACTGTTAATGATGGAAATTGGATCAATGACCATATCAGGACTGCAATTGTAAAACATAATTATGAAATTAATAAAATACCAAAATTACAGGTAAAAGATTTTACCGCCAAAGAAATCAAAACTTACGAAAATTCAAAATGCCAGTAGGACAAAAATTTAAATTAAACCAATCTGTAAAAAGAAACCATACTATTGGACATTCTGCTGGCAAATATAAGCAGTATGTTGGAACAGTAAAAGAAGCTCTGACAAGAAAAAATAAATTAGGAGTTGATCAGTATTATTACAAAGTTTTCTGGGAGGATGGAAGATTATCTGAACACGCTCAACACAGCCTTAAGTCTTTTCCATAATGTTTTTTTTCTTGTTTGTTTTATAACGTGTAATGCTTCAAGTTCTGCTAATCGTCCTAACATACCAGCCAAGAATACATCTTGCTTCATTTGGTATCTAATTAAATGTATGCAATATTTTTTTACTTCATTAAAGTTTTTACTATTCATTACTTCTCTGCATCTCATTTCGACAGAAAGTTCTAATTCTGGAGGTGGTGTTTCAAGTTCTATATTGAAGAAATCCTTATTACTCATTTAACTGGAAATAATTTACTTTCTAATAAATCAACCAAAGAATTATCAATATCATTATCAGTTTTATCTACGCAGTAGCGTAAGATTTCCAAACATAATTTTCTGAGACTCTCACTTCTAGCAAAATTTAAAAGTAATGGTTTTAATAAAGCTGTCATTTTTCTAATATGTTTCTTTCCAAACATACCAATATTTGCTATTTTTGGCTAACTACCTATATCAGCCTTAAAACGCTATCTCCTCACACATTTAGGTAGTTACCTAATATGGAAGATCAAGAAGAACAGCAACAGGGTCAAAGTCTTATTGCAAACGTGGTTCAAATGATTATACTTTTTTGGAGTTTGGGTGTTATTTCTTGGTCGTACTTCAATCCGAATCCTACAAGACAAATTGATACGACATTTGCCGCTGGATTGCTCAGTGCTGTGACTGCACAGTATGGCCTAAATATTAAGAAGAATGGAGACACAAAAAAGACTAAAAGTATTAATAACAACTCTAAAAAAGACGTTATAGTGGATAATAAGAACAATAATGTGGGTATTAAATGAAAAAACTACTACTTATTGCCTGTTTTATGCTCCCTTCAGCCGCTTTTGGTGACGTTGTGCATAAAATGACGAATAGTATTCAACTTACAACAGATGGGGCTTACAGTATTGGATCAAGGGGAAGTTCAACATATTCAGTATCAGGAAATAATATCAAAGTTTCAGATAGTGCAAGTTTTGGCGGTTTGACTGCTGGCAGTAATGGGGCAGCCGCAACAATGACTAATGGTACTTATGAAATGAACACTGTGGGAAGTTCATTTTCATTAAGCGAATCTTTTATAGAAGGTGATGACGTTTATGCAGTTGGAAGCGGTGTTGATGTGACTGCTGGTGTTATAACAGATCTTCCTGTTCTCTCTACAACAACATCTTATTCTGGCGGTGTAGCTGGTTCTTTAGCTGGCACTGTAGTTAGCAATGGAACTAATACTTGTACTGCTGGCGGGGCTGGTACAACTTGTATAGGTCAATTTGTGACAGAATTAAGCATATTGGATTGATGAAATGGTTTGTTTATTCTTTTCTGTTTTTATCTAGTTCTTTATATGCAATGCCTATTGTTCCCAACTTTACTCAAGGGTCGAGTAACAGCACGACAAGAACAACTACAAATATCTCAGAGACAATTAGGACTATTGAGTTTTCTGGGTCAACTTACTCGGTATCTGGGGCTGGTGTCACTACTGATGGCGAGTCTATCAATCCTAAATATACTGATTTACAACAGACATTAAATGGT